AATAAGTTGAAAAAGTTATGGTAAGGGTTTTTTGGGGTAAAAATCGGTTTTAGTAGGGACCTATTGTTTTTTTTCAAAAAAGTAGCTCCTCTACATACATTGTATTTAATAAAAAACAAACAATTAAAAAAACGGGTTTTAGATGAATTACCTATTGCCTTTTTTGGACTTTTTTTAAAAAAGTTGTGACACACAAAATCAACAAAACCTCTAGTCTTTAAGATGAACATTCATAACAGACATTATTAGTAACTCACTTTTTTTGTATACATAACAATAACAAAAGTGCCGTTGAAATTGAAAACGGTGTTTTTGTAGGGACCTATTGATTTACTAAAATTTTTATATTTTAGTAGTGGTGCTTGAAGGTAAAAACAAAAAAAAATATTTATTTTTTAAAATAGTTAAAAAACAAACCAAGTTGGTAAGGTGTATAAAAAATTAAATTTAATAAAATTAAACCAAAAAAAAATATTTGAATAAATTATATGGTTCATTTAACAAACAAAAAAACTTTGTTAACGATGTGTTTTTATTCGTTTTTAACTTTTTTTTTAGGTCCAATTATAACTAGAACATTTTTAAATGATCATCCAGATCAATGCCCTGCGGGATTTTTATTGGGTTTTACAGTGAGCGTTTTACTATGGATGAAATACGGTAGACATTACGCAAAATAATTATTTATTGATTATGAACATATATTTTACCTTTATCTATTAAATTAATAAATGCGAATTTTCTTCTTTCTAATTCAGATGTATATAATTTAATAGAATTATTATTATCAATAATTTTTTTGATGTAATAAGATAATGTAGAACTCATTAAAAATGTAGTAATAGCTACTGTAGGTTCAAAAGAAAAACATAATATTATAATAGCCCCAGTAACTCCAACACTATAAACAATTGTAAAACATATATTTTCATTTTTTTCATTTTTTAGTTTAGAAATGTTATATTCTAACTTTTTATTAGTCATATGTTTAATAATTTTAGTTTGTAAATCTACATTATTTTTAAAATTATTATATTTTGTATCCTTGTTTCTTCTAGAGCAACATTGTACATTTCCCATTAATAAAAAAAAATATAATAAAATTAACAAATTAATTAAGTTTTTCTTCCATTTTCTTGAGTAAATTAGAATTATAAATAAGATTTCCAGTAGGATTATAAGATGAGATTTTTTTAAATCTAGAATCATCTTTTTTGACAACAGTTGTTTCAGATTTTTTTTTAAAAATAAAATTATTAGGGTCAGCTACATCATTGGAAGTTGTTTGTTCATTATTTTCTCCTAAAGGATTACCGAAAGCATCAATAGAATATCCGTGATTTTTTTTAAAATTCATTCTTTGTCGTTTGTCAAGATAATGTTGCCAAGAGATAAATAATAAATTAGGATGTGTATATTTAACATAAAAGCCATTATCTTGCAATTGGTTCATTACATATGCAATACAAGCAGCAGTATCATAACTAGGAACACCAATTAAAAATTCTGGAACTACAAAAAAAACAAATTGGTCTTGAGATCTTAGACGTGAAGTTTGTTTTATTTTAGTATGTGCTCTAGCTAAAATTTTATTATAATGTTTTAATTTAATATCTTCGATTTGGTTTTTTCGTTCGTATAATTCATCAATATTAATTTTAGTTCTTAAAGAATCATTCTTCAACATAATTAAATTAATTAGAGAAAAAAACAATTAAAAAAAACCTTAAAAAATATATATGACAATCAAACATATTGTTTTATCGGGAGGTGGATATAATGGATTATATATGTTAGGATGTATAGATAAATTATTAGAAGAGGAATTTATTGATATTAGTAATGTGAAAACAATATATGGAACGTCATTTGGAGCATTATGTGGATTTATGTTATGTTTAAAGATGAAATGGAAAGATATAATAGAATATTTTATTGAGAGACCTTGGAATAAAGATATTAATATAAAATTAGATTTATTAATAGATATGGTAAGTAAAAAGGGTTTATTAGATGAGAAAATAATAGCTAATTTATTAAAAAAACTAATATTATCTTGTGGTTTGGAGATAGATTTAACATTTAAGGATTTATATGAGTATAATAATATAGAACTACATACATTTCACGTAGAGGTAAATAAATTTGAGTTAGTAGATTGTAGTTATAAAACCCACGGAGATATGAAAATATTAGATGCGATTTATAGTTCTTGTAGTTTACCATTTTTATTTAAACCAGGTAAAATAAATGGTGTATTAATGGCAGACGGAGGATTAATATGTGCTTTTCCTTTGAATAAATGTTTAGAATCAGAGCAATGTGAAAATGAAGAAGAAGTAATAGGTATAGAGATAAGACACAGTGATAATGAAAAACCAATAAATGATGAATCAAATTTAATGGATTATGGAATATTTCTATTTCTTAAATTAATAAGAGCAGTAAATAATAAACAGAAAGTTATAGAAAATTATATACCTTTATCCTGTGAAATGTTAAATATAAAAACATTATTAACTTTAGTAAAAGATAAAAACAAGCGTAAAAAATTTATTAATAACGGTTCGGAAATGGCAGAAAAATTTTTAAAGAGTAGTGTTGATAAATTCTTTTAAAGTTTTGAGAGAAGGTGTTGCATCATATTCAATAACCTTATCATTTTTAACTAAATAAATAGAGGGGTAACCATCGATATTAATATTATATTGTTTTTCAAAACTAGTCATATCAGATTCATTTGTTTCGCCATTAATTTGTAAAATTTTGAAATCAACGTTTTCAATTTGATTTTTTTTATAAAAATCTTCAAGTTTATTAAACATTGGACTACATTTTTTACAGATAGGGCACCAATCAACATAAAAATAATAAAGTGTTGCATCGTCAGCACCGGAATATTTTGAATCTTTACTTATAAATTCTTTATTTGGAACAAAATCAGGATTAAGTTTAGGGGCGACATATTTATTATAAACAAAAAGTGCTAAAGCAATAAATCCGGCTATTAGTGCAATAATAATTAAGAATTTAGGAGTTGTTACTTTGGATATTAATTTAGTTCTAAAGTTATTGATGGATGAAATAGTATTAGATGAAGTTGGATGAGGAATATTACTCATTTCTATACAAATATAAAATATAAACAACGAATAGATTTAACGAATTATATCTAAAGATAAAGTGTTAAATATATTGAAATGATAGTTAGAGATTATAAAGGAAAGCTAGTTTATTTTAATATAGATAAATATTCAAATGAAAAAGATATGTATATAGATTTATGGAAAATAACGTATAATGTTACGTTACCATATACAGAGGGAAATGAGAATGAAAATATATTAAAATATTTGAAAAATTAATTTCTAATTATAATATATCTATGGGTAAAACGCGTAAGAAAAGAAAAAAAAGAAACAAAAAGCATACATATAAAAGGCGAGACTATATAAGTAATGATGGGATGTTAACAAGTGTTTGGGGTCCACCATTATGGCATGTATTACATTGTATATCATTTAATTATCCAAATAAGCCAACAAAAAGTGATAAAAAAAATTACAAGAGGTTTATAATGAATTTGAAAAATATATTACCTTGTAAATATTGTAGAACAAATTTAAAAAAGAATTTGAAAACTTTACCATTAAGGGATGAAGATTTAAAAAATAGAACTTGTTTTTCAAAGTGGATATTTAAATTACATGAGATAATAAATGCAATGCTAGGTAAGAAATCTGGGTTAAAATATTGTGATGTTAGGGAGCGTTATGAGCATTTTAGATCAAGATGTACTACAAAAAAGGAAAGGAAATATCCAGTAAAAAAAATAAAAATATTTTTAAATAAAACAAGAAAAAGAAGGCATAGCAAAGAGAGAGAAGATGGTTGTACAGAGCCTTTATATGGTTCAAAGTCAAAGTGTATAGTCAAGATAGTACCAAAAGAAAAGCGTGTAAAAACATTCCAAATGGATAAAAAATGTATAAAAAATCGGGATTAATAAATTATAAGTTAATAAAATTTATAATTTATAATAAAATAACTGAAGGGAAGTTTTTTAGTTCAATTTCGTCATCATCCTTATTAGTCCATTTTTGGTAATAAGCAGGGTCATGAAGGTTTAATTCTTCAGAAATAACAGTTCTTTCAATATCACAAATAACAATTTTCCTAATTATACATTTTTTATCTGTTTTTTTTTCAACAACTTGCATCGCTTTCTTCATAATATTTTTGCAATCGGCATAAACAAATATGGTATCAACTCTTCCTATGAACATAAATGTATCCGGTGTTTTTTCATGGCATTTTTCTAAAAGTTTATTATAAACAATTAAATTTTCAGATTTTAATTTATCTAAAATTCCATTACCAGAAATATCAATATCGACAGCAACTCTAGCCTTAATAGGAAGATAAAGTGTATAACATATATTTTTTATTTTTTTGTTATCAACAATTTTTAATGACTTATTCATATAAAAATATAATATATAATATTTTTTTTATTTTATATTAAAATTGTGAAAAAGAATTTAGCATAGGCAGTGGTAAATTGGACGAAGTAGATGCAGAAGCATAATTAGGAACCTTTTTACATTCAAAAGGAGCTTCAGGACATCTTTTAGGTCTGGGGCACGGCGGGCAAGCTTCTTTTCTAGGACAACTAGTTCTTTGTGGACATTTAGGACATACAGGTGGAACTATAGATGATTTTAATACATAATCGCTATTATCACCTTCTCCTATTTGATCAGCCATTCCATCATCAATTTCATCACGCATGGCATCAAACCCTTCTCTGATAGTAAATCCTAAACTTCCTAATAATAAAACTCCAATAATAATCAAAAATAAATGTAATTTTTTGATTTTCATATATAATATATAATCGGAAAAAAATATATATTAAATATATAAGATGCCAGCATTAACACATGGACGTGTAAAAAATGGATTTAACTTATTGCCAAGAAGAGCTGTGGGAAATTGTACAGTTAAAAAGTGTGATGGTTGTGAAAAAATCCAGTTAAAAACTGCTTCTTCTTGTAAGATAACAAGAAGTATGCATAATTCAAGAGTAAATCATTATTCATCATCAAGCACAAAACGTGCAAATCCAATAGTAAGTGTTGGAAGAAGTGCGGCAGCTAGACGTGCAATAATGAGAAGAGCAACACCAAATAATACGAAATCAAATGACAATAAATCTTGTTGTAATAAGGAAAAATGTCAATGTAAATAATTTAAATATAAATATATATTAATGAAATTTAAATTATTTAATAAACCTTGTGTTTGTTGCACGACAAATAAAAAACAATCAAAATGGAATAAATGTTTGAAATATGGAAAATGTCCTAAACCTTCAAAAATAAAAGGAAACAACGTGCTAAGTCAAAATGGGGGGAATGCATCAACAAAAATGAGATTGGCTAGTTCAATAAGAAGAGGTAGATATACAAAACCTTGTAGATGTGATGATGATAACAAATGGGTAGAAACCCAAAAACAAACCAGGCGTGATATAAATTGTAAATTTATAGATAAGTTTGGAAACGTTTTAGTATCAGGACCAACTATAACAATTATAGGTAATACAACAATAACAGACCCATCAAATGTTTTATTTAATGACCCTGGTGTGAAAGCTTTTGATCATTTATATAATAGTTTATCAGTTTTAAGGACAATAAGTCCAACATTAGACTTAACAGTAATACCATATGCAGCCGGAACTTATAAAATAACTTATAAAGCAACAGATAGATTTTCACAAAGTATAACAGCGGAAAGAATTATTACGTTTAATTAATAAAAAATTGAGTTAAAAACAAAATAATTATATATGGATTAATAGAAATGTCAACGAAAAAACTAAAGAAAAAAAAATTAGTAAATAATACAAAAAAGAAAAAAACTAAACAAAATAGAAACGATTTATGGAATCAATTTGATTGTGAAATTAATAAAAAAGAAAATCTAGAATGTTTATATTCAGAACAAAATATTGGTGAACGAGAAAAATGTGAAATTTGTAATTCTCAACTTTATATTGGAGATGATAAATATTTAACATGCACAAATGGTAAGTGTGGTATAATATATAAAGATAAAATGGACCAAGGTGCCGAATGGAGATACTATGGTGCAGCGGATAATCAAATGCGTGACCCAACTAGATGTGGTATGCCTATTAATCCTTTACTAAAAGAATCATCATATGGTTGTAAAGTATTATGTAATAGTAGATCTAATTATCAGATGAGAAAGGTAAGAAGATATACAGAATGGCAGTCTATGCCATATAAAGAAAAATCACAGTATGATGAATTCCAGAGAATTAAAGAAATGTCAAATATCGCTGGTGTGCCGAAAATAATTGTAGATGATTCTTTAAGATATCATAAAATTTTATCAGAAATGAAAACATTTAGGGGAGATAATAGAGATGGTATTATAGCTGCTTCTGTTTATGTAGCTTGTAGAGTAAATAATTATCCAAGAACAGCAAAGGAAATAGCAACTATATTTCATTTAGAAAATGATGCTGCTACAAAAGGATGTAAAAATGCTTCGCATTTAATTAATCAAAATGAAAAAGGATTGTGTAGTGCGGATAAAACACATTTTCACCAAACAACGCCAATTGCTTTTATTGAGAGATACTGTACTCGTCTTAATATTAATAGTGAACTAACAAAGGTATGTCAGTTTGTTGCAATAAGAATCCAAAAAAATAATTTAATGGATGAAAATGCACCACAATCTACTGCAGCAGGAACTGTATATTTTATATCTCAAAGTTGTAATTTAAATGTCAGTAAAAAGGCTGTATTTAATGTTAGTAAAATTAGCGAAGTAACAATTAATAAATGCTTTAAAAAACTTGATAAAATGAAAGAACAACTTATACCAGGTGTTATATTAAAAAAATATACAAATTAAACTATTATAATGTTATGACTATAATATAAAAAATTTTTATCTATTAGTGCTATATAATTTCTGAATTTAAAAATCCATTCATAAAATAATGCAAATCCGTCATCTTTATAAAATTCTAAAGCTTTTTTATATACTGTTTTTAAGAATATAGCCTTATCTGCTAGTTTATTAAATGCCTCTTTATGTTCATAAACATACCTAAATGTCTCGCAAGCTTTTTCTATTCTTTTTTCTGCATTTTGTTCCTGCATCATAGATTGTAAATTCTGATATGATTTAGACATTACAATTTCTTTTCTTAAAAATAGTGTTTTGCTTCTTGTTATAATTTCATCAGAATATTTACAATAATATTCCAAAACTTCCTCCACTGAGAAATCCCTTCTACAACAAGGGCAATTTGGTTTTTTATATATCCATTTTTTAATACACTCATAACAAAATGTATGATTACAAGGTGTAGATATAGGATTTAATGGAGTATCAGAAAAGCAGATATTACAAGACATGTTATTAATATACCTTGTGATGTTTTTATACATATTTAATATTTGATAAAAATATATTTAATAAGTAATAAAGATAAAAAAGTATAAATCAATAATGAATAAACAATTTGGAAATATTTATGAAGTAGAATATTCTATACAAGAATTAATTAAAAATGATAGTAATTGTTCAGCACATTTTGAATATGAAGAATTAAGTTTTAAACGCTTAAAATTAAATTTAGTCACTTATAATCCTAAGCATAAAACACATTTTCTTTTATTTTCATTAATGGGGGAACCAGATAAAAAGTTAGAATTAATTAAAGAAATGTATATACATGTTTATACATTAAAGGTAGCATTAGCAAAAGGGGATAGTCCTTATGTTTGTTATACAATCGAATGGTATTGTGATAAGACAAATAAACGGGTAAAATCAAGTTTTTACGGAGAGAATATAGAACAAGTATTATTAAAATTTAATTATAATCATGATAAACCATTAACAATATATAGTATGCAATTAAATCCTCAACCAAATATATAATTAATATTATTCTGAATAACATATAAGTTCATCTTCACTTTGTAGATAATTCATACAATATTTAATAAAATCAAAATGACCTACTACATTTCCTGCTGGTTGTGTCACAAGAAATATTAGATATTCTGTATGATTTATTCTAACATCTTTAAAGGTTTTTCCTTTATATTTACCTCTTGTAAATAATTTATTATCCATTTTATATTAGTTAATTGTATCATTAATTTTAAATCATTTAAATTATAAACTAAAATTCTACACCTTCCATACTAAAAGCTTCCGAGGTCTTAGTATCTGATGATAAACTATACTCTCCTACTCTTTTTTCAAAAAAGTTAGTTTTTCCTTGTAATGATATCATCTCCATAAAATCAAACGGGTTACTAGAATTCCAAATCTTATTAAATCCAAGCTGAACTAATAATCTATCAGCAACAAATTCAATATATTGTGACATAAGCTTTGCATTCATACCAATTAATTTACAAGGTAATGCCTCACAAATAAACTCTTTTTCAATAAATACGGCTTCTTTAATTAAATTTTCAATCTTCTTCTTTTTTGGTTTTCTTTCCAATTTATTAAAAAGAAGAACAGCAAAATCTGTATGCATGCCTTCATCTCTAGCTATTAATTCATTGGAAAATGTAAGTCCAGGCATAAGACCACGTTTCTTTAGCCAGTAAATAGCACAAAAACTACCACTGAAAAATATACCTTCTACTGCAGCAAACGCAACTAATCTAGTAGCGAATGAACTACGTTTATCTTGAATCCATTTTAATGCCCAATCTGCCTTTTTTCTAATACAAGGGAAATTATCCAATGCGTTGAATAATTTATCTTTCTCTTCTCTATCTTTAATATAAGTATCAATTAAAAGAGAATATGTTTCACTATGTATATTCTCCATCATTAGTTGAAATCCATATGTAGCTCTTGCTTCAGGTGCTTGAACTTCACTCAAAAATCTAGCTCCAAGATTTTCTAAAACAATTCCATCAGAAGCGGCGAAAAACGCTAATATCATCTTAATAAAATATTGTTCTTCGCTATTCAATGTTACCCAATGTGACATATCTTTTGAAAAATCTATTTCTTCTGCGCGCCAAAAACAGTCCATCATTTGTTTGTAACTTTTCCAAATATCATCATGTTCAATGGGGAACATTACGAAGCGGTTGGGATTTTCAGTAAGCAAGGGTTCTTTCATAATTTTAGACATCCTAAATAATATTCAGTAATATTTAAATATTTTTATATTAATATATTTCTCTCTACATTTTATACCATTTTTAAATAGTTCAAATAAGTTATTCACTACATTATGAAATAATAATTAAAATATAATTTATTTATTTTTAATATAATAAAAAAATATTATATTAAAATAATGGAAGATCAGGCAAATAGAGATTTAATTAAATTAAAGATTGAAATGGAGATTAAGAAGAATCAAAAAGCAATGTTACATAGATTGAAATATTTAAATGAGATGCAACATAAAAATGAATTCTTAAGAGAAATAGCAAAAGATTATAATAGATACTATAAATTTATTATAGATGAAAAGAAAAAGGAAAAAGCAAATATTGAAAAATTATTGATATATTTAGACAATTTGATGGTTGAGGGAGATTTAAGTGATACAATGTTAAAAAGGGCAGAATTTCAACAGAAAAACATACTTAGAGAATTAAACCGCGTAAAAAATAGTTTAGATGAAATTGTTTCTTCTGTTGAATAAAATAATATATATAAATATATATATGACCTTTGAGGCGGCAAAAGCAAAATTAACTCAATTAACAGAAAAAATAAAAAATCATAATAAAAATTTTAAAACTTATACTGAAAAAAAGGGAAAGGTATTAGCTTTAATTAAAGAAATTAGTGATTTAATTGACAGAATAGTATCTAGAGTGGGTGAAAATTCTTCTGCGGCAACACAATTGCAGGAATTAATAAACCTAATTACAAAAGATTTACCTGATATGGAAGGAGAGTTAACAGCTACTGAATTAGATGATGTTATAAGTGCTCTTGTAGAAGTGAAAAAAAAATTGGAGAAAATAGTTGGTACTGGTGATGGTTCTGAAGGTACTTGGCATCATGCTGTAGACGATGAATATGGGGAATATTACTGGAATGATGTTACAAATCAAAGTGTATATAAAGGTGATTTGCCTACTAGTGCGAAGTTGGCTCACAAAGGAGATGGTGAACATAAAGAAGACGATTCAAAAGTTCACCCAGAAAAATCAAGTGGTGGTGCTGTTGCTGGTGGTGAATCAAAGTCTACTGGAGCAATCAAGTCTGTTTCGGAATTAACAAGAGCATTTGATGATTTACCAGAAGGTTGGAAAAGAGGTCAAGACAGTAACGGAAGAACTTACTATTATAATGAAACTACTAATAAAACACAGTGGGAAAAACCAAAGAAGGGGGGTCGTCGTAAAAGAACAAGAAAACGCCGAAAGAAGAAAAGAAAGCGCGGAGGATTTAAGTTTACAACAGATGCAATCAAATCAAGAAAGAGTAGATTTATGACACGTAAGCGTAAATCAAGAAGTCCAAAGAGAACAAGAAGAAAAAGAAGAAAAAGAAGAAAAAGAAGAAAACGTAGAGGAAGAACACGTAAGCGATAGTTAGAGAGAATATATATTAAATTAAATTAAAATTAATATATATATATAAATGCCGGATTTTAATCCTTTTTCAGACGAAGGAAAAGAATGGTTAGAAACACATATGGTTGAGTACCAATATAATTCAATAGAAAATATCGGAGG